CTGGAAGTTCATAATCACCAGAAGATGCAGGTCGATTGCCGAATCTTTCTTGATGCAGTTCTTCTTTAAGCTGCTCGCGTAGAGTTTCTTCTTTTTCGCCAAGCTTTGATTCTAATGACTTATACGCCTTACCTAGCTCTGCTGGATCATTAAATTTTTCAGGGAGCCATTCAGGGCGCTGGTTGTCAGAGTTGTCAGGGTTGTCAACCGCCTCAACTGTTTCAACACTTTCAGCTTCTTGTTCCATTGTTTTTTACCTTATGTGCATGATTAATACGCGATTCAATAAGGCCAACGAGATAACGCTGCCCTTCTAAGTGACGTAGTTCTTCTGTCGTAACATTTGGCCCATTAACCATTTCAATGGTAATGGATCGTAAGTATTTCAGAACCGCATTACCTGTCGGTGTATTAAATACTTCTGCGACATTGAGACTAATCTCTCTGTCTTTATCTTGTGGGCGCTGTATTCCATCAACGCCCACGTTGACCTTATTAGTCAAGCGTTACTCCATTGGTTGCCCCGCAGCAGGTGCGGCAGCTTGAGCTTGCTGCATTTGCTGCATCATTGCAACTATTTGTCTACGCTCTTGTTCGTCACGAATCAAGGTGTCAGGTACACCAAATTTTTTCGCAAGATACACAGCAGTTTCTTCAGAGTTAATAAGAACCTGCATTGCTTCTGGCCCAAAGGCTGCATTTGTTAGCTCTAAGAACCGAGATACAGATGTAATATCTTGGTTTGCTTGAGCTTGTGCTAGTGGCGAGGATGATCGAATTTTTACTTCACGACCATTAACTGTTGGCACTTCAATGCGCCCTTGCTTTTTAAGAATGTAAATAACACGCTGCAAGACTGGCTGAACAAGTTCTGCTTGCAATCTTCCAAAGGCAGAACCAATTCGTCTTGACAGATCAGCCATCCTCTCAGCAACTTCGGTTGCCGAGGCTGGCGTTTTGTCAGGGTTTCCAAGCATATCATTGTATAGCGCCCTTTTAATATTAAGACGCATGTCAGAAAGAACTAGCTGCGCAACGTCAAAACGTCCCGCTGCTTGTATCGGTTGCAATCCAGCAGACCCCATAGCCTTTGGAATGATTGTCCCTGGAACAAGATTTATTGTATCAGGATTAACGACACCATCATCTTCCATTTGATAAATACCAGAGATAGCCATTTGTGCATTCTCAAGTATTAGTTCGATAGTAAGATTTGTTGTTTTAATGGCAGACAGCGCATTAATAAGTGGGCCGCGACCATACACTTCACCAGCACATTTAGACCAACGGAAACAAATGAATGGATTTGATCCCACCCCATCCATCTTATATGACATAACAACCGTCTTTGTTGTCATACAAATTGCATAGTAAAGGTGCGCTTCTACATTTGGCGTAGAATAGTCACGACAAACAACCTCTAGGATTGTTGTTTTCATGTCCCCAGAGTTCTGAGCCATATGCGCAACTTCACCAGTTAGCTTTGCAGTAGGATACAAGATTTGAATTTGGTCAAAGCGAATACCCTTGCGCTCACGGAATACATGGTCGATCCGATCATCGGGGCCAGTGTCTAAGATAACATGTGGCAATGGTATTGCGGAGAAGCGGATGGGAGACAAGGCATCCCCTTCTTCGCAAACCAAAACGCCAGTGCCGACAGCCAAGTCCATAAATGATTCATGCACTTCTTGGGAGAAATTTGAGTTCTGAATAATCTCAAAGACATATTCAGTGACCGCATCAAGATCATTGTCTACTGAATCACGTTGTTCTTTTGGAACTTCTGAACCAGCCATAAGGTCTGCCCAACGTGCAAAGTTAGGGACAAGTCCTGATTGCAAGCGAGATGCAAACTCTTGAACGCCAACTACGGCAGTCTCGTCAAAGATTTTATCATCTCGACGTTGACCAATTGTTTCGTGATAGAATGATTCCCTTTGCGGCAAAGCATACTCATAGCATTCCTCGAACAAGGGAACAAAGTTTTCACGCTTTGCTTTAGCGGACTCGTACCGCTTTAAATAATTTTTCGCAATGGGATCATTAATCATTAGCTAAACCTACTGTAATACCCTGCTCCACCACCAGCACCAGTAAACAAGCTGCGGCGACGAGCCGTACCTGTTCGACGAACTTTTTTCTTCATGCTTGACGCAAGTAAGTCTTCTTCTTGCGCTTGCGCTGTTAGCTGTGCCTGACGCGCTTCTTCTGCTTTTTCAGCCGCAAGTTTGTCAGCCCGAGCTTTTTCTTCTGCAAGCAACGCAGCTTGACGTTCTTGCTGTTCACGAATTGCAGCAATCTGTGCATCAGAAGATGCCTTTGCAGATGCCGCTTGCTCTTGCTGTGCTTTTAGAATTTCTTGCTGCGCTTGTTGCTGTTGCGCAATAGCAGCCTTTTGCGTTTTCATTTGCTTAACGCCAACTACCGCGCTAATCAAAGTTGGAATTAGAACTTGCCAACACATAGTTATCTCCTTTGCTTTATTGACCTATAATCTAAGAAAAAACAAAAACGCAACGCACAATTACATCCTTGCCCAAAGTCCTTGCCTTCTTTGCTTTGGCTTATGCTTAGAAAATACATCAAAGCTACGATTTGCTACAACAGGACGCGCGGCCTTTTGATTGTTCATCAAAGCGCGACCCTCACCAGCACCAAGCATCATGTATTGCAGCGCATCGTGGATATGTGAATACATGTTCTTGTCTGGTTTATCTGCGTACCTCTCACCACTTACTTCCATACGCTTGTATTGATAGCCACCTTCAAAGCCTTTGATTAGCTGAGAACAGCGACGATCAATTAAAAAGGCTGGCTTCCCTTCAACCATCTTGTTCAGCTGGGAGGAGACTGACTCGAGGCGAAGGTCAACGGAGTTGGATGGCGCGGGGAACGCCCTCAAGCCAGCCCCACGCAGAATGTGAAAGGGAGTAGATTCATCAGTCTGCGCTCTAAAGTCACCAGCGGGATCGCCATAAATATAGACTTCAGAACATTGAGAAAAGCGTGTGGCTATTTCTTCTCGCAGAACTTCAGCAAAGCGCACGATGCCCATATCGAACGCAACAATTTCTGACTGAACCAACCAGCGACCTCGGACTTTTTGCCCAAGAGTGGCAGCAGGGGTAAGGCCAAAGTCCAAGCCTACATATAGTGGCGCACCTGCGGCAACAGGTATTTCTTCTTTTGCAACGTGAACATCTGGCGCAAACATAGGATAGATGGGCTTTCCGTCTTGGATTGTCCCAAGCCTATTCATTACATAGACATCAATCCAGCTTTTTGTTTTACCGCGAATAAGGTTTGGATAATAACCCTTCAACATGTGCTTGCTATTCTCAGCATCTTTGTTCGGGGTATAATCCTGTATTTCGCCCTCATCGTCTTTAACTTCTACCATTCCCGCTGGCTGCGTAAAGAACTGCCAGTTGTCTGGCTTGACTAGCATCTTGGCTTGTTCGCGCGGAATGTGATCTGGAATAGGAACTTCGCCAGACATGATAGGCCACCAGTGATCCTCCTCTGGCGCGTTTGTATCCGCAATAACACCTGTCCAACTTGGGCCACCGTCACGCATAGAAGGATAACGACCAACACGCATGGTACACGCATCAATGATGGACTTCGGTATTTCTCTGGCCTCATTAATCCAAATGCCAGTAAGTTCCAAAGAAAGAAGTTTCTTTACATCCTCGGGTCTATCTAATGCTAAGAAGATAACTTCGAGATCAATGTCGCCCTTCTTGATGTGGTGGGTGTATGGGACTGACCATGTGAATTTTCCCCATTGGTCTTCTGGGAACCAGTCAATCCATGTCTTAATAGTTGTAGTTCGTAGCTGTGGGTTTGTGTTCCGTATAATAGCCCATCTAGACTTTCGTTTTCCGTCTGGCCCTTTCTTTTGTTCCAGCGCCCGACGAAATACTTCCACACAACATCCAACAGATTTACCACTGCCAACTGGCCCCCTTATGCCACGAAAAAAAGTATTGTCCTTCATAAAGGACTTTAGCACCGCGCCATCTGGCTTATAGGAAAAGGTGGTCATTGAAGCCCCTTATCTACCCCGCGACGAATCATTTTCTCAGCCGCCTCTGGCCCAATGTTCTCAATCACATTGTCTAACATCTTATTGGTCACAAAAGATTTGCCGTGCTTCTGATCAAAATACTGAAAGTGAATGGACTTAACAATGCGTCGAAGCATTGTCAGTTCTTCTTGCTTCAAAGTATTTATAAAGCTCATTTTTTCTTCTTGGCCTTAGGCTTAGAATAAGCCTCATTAACATCAGGAGTGGAAGGGTCGTCTGCCTTCAATCGTCCTTTGGAGCTTCGAGAACGTGTTGGTTCTGGCCCTTCCACCAAGCGGCGCGAGTCAGGCGTTCTCGTCTTACCGCTATATGTCGTACCAGCAAGCTCATGTGTCTCGCCAGTATAGAGTTCACCACTTGTTAAATACCATGCCATGTCATGTCCTATACTGTTTTACTTTCCGAGCAATCTCTTTCGGTTGAGCCACAAACTGCTTACCCGCTGCCTTGCCCTCTCGTTTAGCTCTGGTTGTAGCTGCATATTCAGAATCACTAAGAGCAGCAATAGCCTTGCTAGGAAGGTAACGCTCACCAGTTTCACTAGACTTCTTGCCAGACTTAGTGCGCCACTTTTGCTTTCCCCAATTAAGCAGTGATTTCTGCGGAGCCTTCATGTGTAACCGCCGCCCCGCTTCTTATATTCTTTGGCAAGCAACTGAGCCTTACGCGCCGACCACTGACCAGCCTTTGTGCCGTGAGTGGCCCTAGCCTTAATTCTTTTGAACAAAGTCTTCCGCATAGAAGGTTTGGTATAATTACCCGCAGCATTAACTGTCATCACGGAAACCTTTCTTCTTTGTCTGGCATGTCAGCCAACATCTGACCAATCTCACGAAGACGCTCTAACTTCTTACGCGCGGCATCAGATTCAGCCTTACTGCGAGGCTTGCCACTGGCTTTAAACCCACGCTTCAAATTCATTAAGCTTTTCTTCACACCTGTCGCACCAATGTCCAACATCACACGCAACTCTTTCTCAAGCTTGTCACGCTCCGCTTCCAACTTAGCCCTATCCACGTTGAGCCTCCTTCTTTGCCTTATACCGTCTTAACAAAGACTGACCCATCGCTCTAGCCTTGGCCTTATCCCTCGGCGCACCCCACGCACTCAAGCTTAAAGCCAATCGAGTCGGGCGACCCTTCTCATCTTTCATCGGCCCTTTTGCAGCACCCATTCTGCTTAGAAAAGAACCCTTCCTA